GGAATTATACAACTATATAAAAAAATTAATCAATTTATCTAAAATACGTCGTATTTTTTCGTTTATTATTTGAATTTGGAGAACCAAAAATGCTATTTTCAATCATTCAATCATTTTGAGGAACCAAAAATGACATTCTAAAGAACTAATTTAGCGAAATACTTTTTAGTATTGAGAATAAATTAAACAAAAAAATTACTTAAATATAATATTGCATTAGTATATAGGAAATTATGGAAGATTTACCAACTATTAAAGTTAAGAAAACCGCTGACATCAACAAGTATATGAGCGAATATATGAAAAAGCTCTATAGTAAAGACCCAGTTAAGAACCGCAACTATAAGAATTCTTTGAATATTAAGAAGAAATATTATATAAGTGATGAATTATGGAACGAATATAAAGAGCATCTCTATAATGTAGTAACATTGAAGGAAATAATAGATGAACTTCCTGAAGGAATGTTTGAAGATTTTTTAGCAAAATATAAAACTATGAACTTCCAAAAAAGGGCAATCGATGTTTAGCAAATTTTAGGGAAATTTTTAAGGAAAAGTTTTTTTATTAAAATTATTTAATAAAAAAATTGACTTAAAAATATTTTCTTAGTATACTATATAAAATGCAAAAGTATTTGTTCAATCACACCAAGTCTAAGCTAGGCGATAATTTCACTACTTTAACTCACACCAGAATTGGTGATAAAGAGTTTAAAATACATTGTGGTAGTTATTGCATACAAAATAAACAAGAATTTTTAAAGCTATATTATGATGAAGTTATCGAACATAGTACAGATGAATATTTGACTGAAAAACAAGACAAAAATGGTGTCATAGCTATCGACCTAGATTTTCGATATTCTCATGATATTAAAACAAGACAACACGATAATGACATTATGGAAGACATTATAATAAGAGTTACAGAACCATTAAAAGAATTTTATAATTTTGAACATGACGACCAATTTGATGTTTTTATCCTTGAAAAACCTAATGTCAATGTGCTTGAAGATGGTTCACTAACAAAAGATGGAATTCATTTTATTATCGGTTTAAATATGAAATATGATTACCGAGAATTATATAGACAAACAATTATTAAAGCATTAGAAGCAAATATTGAATTACCATTGTTAAATACATGGGATAATGTAGTTGATAAAGGTGTTCTGTTATGTTCAAATAACTGGCAAATGTTTGGTTCTAAAAAGCCAAATAATCAAAAATATAATTTGACCAAAGCTTACAAATTCAAATATGATGCCCATGACAAATCATTTTGTTGGGATGATATACCAACTATTCCAATGAATTACGAATTGTTTGAAAGACTAAGCGTCCAAAATTTGGATAGACCTGATATTGAAATGAACCCTAACCTTGAATTAAACTATGAAAAGAAATCAAAAAAATGTTCATCTCCTAAGTCAGTTGCAGAAATAAATACAATCGATAATACAATCGACAATAACAAAGAAAAAGAATTAATCAATATCTTGAAGCTCACAACCAACCAAAAAAAGGATAGAAAAGTTTGGCTATCAATCTGTTCGTTTATGATAAATAATAATTTCAAAGCAACAGATTGGGAAAATTTTTGCAAAACAAATGAACTAAACTGGGATTCAGAAAAAGAAGGGCTATTTACAAATTTGAAACCATTTGATATAGAAATATTTTATATTCAAAAAATAGCTAAAGAAAATAATTACGATGAATACAAATTATGGCTTGACAAATATAAAATTACAAATGATACAAAAATGAAAGTCGGTAATAACGATGACGCTGTAGCTAATATTTTATTCGAAGAATTAAAAGACAAGTTGAAATCATATAAGGGTAGAATATTTTATTTATACAATAATATTTGGATATATGATGAAAAAAAAATACAAGACATAATACTAAACTATATTTTAAATTCTGGTATTCATAGTTATAGTCCTATGCTTGGATTTATCCCTGTTTCTAAATCAATTACAAATGCAAAAAAATTTATGGAAACATTATTTATCAAAATTAATGTCAACAATGAAGATGAAAAATTATATGATAAGTTTCACAAATCAACTGAAGGAAAATTATGCTTCAATGATGGAGTGCTGGATTTTGTAAATAAAAAATTTATGTCTTGGGAAGAAGCTATCCAAGCAGAAATCTATTCAACTGTAAAAATAAATAGAGATTTCAAACAATATTTCGACAATCCAGACCAAAATGTAATGGACGAGATAACTAAGCAAATTTTTAATACTGGTTATGGTGATAAAACAAACTTAATATTTCATTTCTTATCACGAGCCATCGCCGGACACTACGAAGATAAACGTTTTGCATCATATCTTGGCAATCGAAATTCTGGAAAAGGTGTTGAATATGACTTATTAAAATATGGTTTTGGTGATTATATTAATACATTTGAATTAGGAAATATATTATATAATCGACATACAAGTGGTCAGGAAAATGTAGATTGCTCTAAAAAATTATATTGGCTCATAGATTTAGAATTTGTAAGACTTGCAATTAATCAAGAAAGCCCGGACTCTAGTTCTGGTTTAAAAGTAAATAGTAAATTATGGAAAAAAATGACTGGAGGTGGAGATACTATCGTAGCTCGTCGTAATTACGACAGAAAAGATACTTATTTTAAAATGGATACTACATTTTATGTAAAGGGGAATAATTCATTAGTTTTTGACAATGAAGATTGCACAGAAACTGGCGTTGAATTTGATAGCGTAATTCAGTTTAAAACATTAAACGAAATTAACTACATGAAATATGAAAATATATTGAAAATCAACGCTATGATAAATGACAACATTGATAGTGATATAATTGAAAAAGAAAAACAATTAATGGATATTGAAATGGTAAGATATCGTGTAGCTGATGATACAATTAAAGATAAATGTAAATCGGAAGAATGGTCTAATGCTATAGTTATGTTATTATATAACAATTATGTCGGTTATAAGATACCAATAAATAAAAGGATGAATATTGAATCGAATAATCTCGTTTCATCTATCAAGGAAATGTTTGACATTACACACAACATAGATGATGATATAACACTTTGTACAGAAGTTTATACAATATTAAGTACATACGATAAAAAGAAGATTGATTTGGAGTTGAATACAATTAACGTTCTGAAGAAAAAATGTAAAAAAAGTGGTTCAATCAGAGATAAATTATGTTTTTTTGGATTAAAACCAAAAGTTGTTCAAGAAAATGTTTGATTTCTTTAAGTAGTAAAAATAATTATATATTATACTGGGATATATTATATAATAAGATATTTAGTATAATGGGACAATGGGACAAAAATATTTCCTTATTTCAAACATTCTTTTTTTTGGATGAAAAAATATTTTAAAGTATCTTATAGAAAAAGTTTCAATTAAGGACTTTTTTTTGTCCCATTGTCCCATTCATTGAATATATACTAGATACTTACCTACCTTATAAAGATATTTGAATATTTAATTTTGCATTTAATTGTTCAAACCAATATCGTTCTCTAGCTATAGCTTATAATAGTATTTGAAAAAATGACTTAAAGACCAATTATATATTTTGTTAAAATGACTTAAAGACCAATTATATATTTTGTTAAAATGATTTAAAAATTGATATAGAAATATTAAATTAATTTATAATAAATAATGTATACGCAAATGAAACAATTCAGTGATATTACTCTTAAAGTCACAAAAAGTCTTACAAAAACTGAGAAAAAGGCATTCGGAATTTTTATAAGTCCTGGTTCTATCATTGATAGACTTAATAAAAGTATAATATATCATTTAGGTGAACATAAAGATGGTATTAAAAATATTCTTGAACCGTCGTGCGGAACTTGCGAAATAGTGAATTATTGCGATAGTAACTATACCAATGTCGTTATCGATGCCGTCGAATATAATAAGACGGTTTTTGAGTCTGTTAAAGATTTGACGTTCAAAAATACAGTAAACTTAATTAATGCCGATTTTATTCAATACAATCCAAATAAAAGATACGATTTGATTATTGGCAATCCGCCATATTTTGTCTGTAAAAAGTCAGATGTTCCTGAAGAATACGAAAAATTAATTCACGGTAGACCAAATATATTTGGTTTATTTATTCTTCATTCATTATCAATGTTAAATGCCGGTGGTATATTAGCATTTATCGTTCCAAAAAGTTTCCTTAATTCATTATATTATTCAAAAATTAGAAATTTTATCAAAGAAACGTGTACAATCATTAAAATTGATGATTATAGCGATTTAAATCACTTCATTGATACGGAACAATCGACATTTGGATTAATTATTAAAAAGAATACTACACAAGCCGTGCCGGCAGAATGCAACTATTCAATGTTATTTAATGATAACTATATATTTACAGATAATTCGACGGAATTAAAAGAATTGTTTGAAGGTTCTACTACATTAAAAAAAATGGGATTAAAAGCGAGAACTGGTCAGGTAGTTTGGAATGAACATAAGGACGAATTAACAGATGATGAAGAGGAGACTATATTAATCTATAATTCGAATATATCATCAGACAACAAATTTGTAGTAAAAGAGTTTAAGAATGACGAGAAGAAACAATATATTAATAGAGATGGTAGAATTGATTCAGTTTTAGTTGTAAACAGGGGTAACGGCAATAGTGCTTATAAATTGAATTATGCTTTAATTGAAAAAGGTCCATTTGTTATAGAAAATCATTTGAATGAAATATATTCACCGAAGAAAATGGAAAAAAAGAACTTAATGGAACTATATAATAAAATTATACATAGTTTCAAAAATCCAAAAACAAAAAAATTTATAGAATTGTTTTTGGGAAATAATGGTTTATCAAAGACAGAATTAGAAACAATATTTCCTATTTATGATGTTTAATCTACCTTAATGTAGGGCAATGATTTAAAGAAACACAAAATCAATTTAACTTAAATTTAATTTGAAAACCCTTAATTATATAGGCTACATAACAGCAGATTATTAGTACATAGATATTGATATACAAATATGAACACGAATTATTTTCATTAATATTATCTGTCCCTCTTAGATAGTTCATATATATTAATATTAAAATATCTTTAAATTATTTCACATTTTTAACATCTTGCAGAAGCTGTTTTAAAAGCAAAGCTGAATTCATTAGCTTACCAATTAATTGAGTATGCTTATCAGCTTTCTTATTCTTTAATCTCAATCGTTCTTTTTCACTGATTCCATTTTTTAAAGCGTTAAATAAACATGTATGGTCTTGTTGTAGGTCGTCAATCAATCTTTGCAAATAATTTTCATCTACTCTATTCATATCCATATTTATATAATAATAATATATTAATTTCATTATTAATTTATTATTTTATTTTTGTTAAACTTCTATAGAATCAATCACAATATTTGGTATAGGTTTTCTAGGTCGTCCCTTTGGTTTTGGCGGATTATCCTGTCTTCGCTTTTCCCGATATTTTGCATTATTTAATCTACAACGTTCGTTAAATTGTTTCTTCCATTCAGTGTCATTTTTTTTATTTTCATAATACATACGTTGGAAAGAATTATATTGCTCGATATTCTTTTCACGATATTTGTATATCGCTTTTTTAACATTTTCAGTATAGGTTGTTTTTTTTATTTGTTCATCTAAAGTAATATCCATATATATAATAATGAAATATTTTTATATTAATTTATTTAGTATTTATCTAACATTTCCATTACTATTTTATCATTAACTTTTGTGTTATTCGAAAATACATTTAAGAAATCGTCAAATGATTCATATACGTCATATTTTTTTGTATCAAAATTATTAAAGTATTTGATAAAAGCAAGACAGAAGTAACCACATTTATCACTTTTGATATGTTGTATTTCTCGATTATTGGAAGCTATCGGTTTGAACGGCAATAAAAAAAAATTAACTTCTACCGGAGGCGGAAATCCAAATGCATCCATGTAACAAGCTTTACCGTTATCAAAAATTTTGAAAGCAGTCCAATGTGTGCCATTACCGTCGTCATAATCTTGTAAATTAATTATATATGAACCAGCTACTCGTTCTTTGGGTAATTGGTCTTTCGAGTAAATTCCAATTAAATCTAATCCATCATCTTCTGAAATTTGTTCTAGGTCGAAGTTAGTTAGCATTATATAATTAACATATATAAAATTTAAGCTAAAACTAATTCGGATTGTATTTCCAAACACTTGGTAGTTTTTTGATGTCTAGCTAAATAATTTCTAGCAATTTGACATTGGCAAAAATTACAATATATTTTCTCGTTATTTTGTTTTTTTATTTTTTCAGAATTTACTTCATAATATGTTTTACTTCGTTCTATTATTTTTTCAGAATTTGCTTCATAATATTCTCTCTTTTTGTCTCTATTGACTTCATAATAATTTTTATGATAATTTTTCTGATAATCTTTTATCTTATCTTTATTGAGTTCACGATATTCTTTATTATATTTTATCATTTTTTCTTTATTTACTTCATAATATTCTTTGATAGTCCTTGATGGAACTACAATATTCATTTTTGCGTTCAACTCTTCTAACCAGTAGCGTTCACGAGCTAAAGCTTCATTTTTATCATTACAAGCATATTTTTCAATTTCAATCATAGACCAATTATCCCAGCCACCATTATCTCTAATTGTTTTATATATTTTTAGATTATAATTACCATTTTCATTTGTACAAGAAGATTTATGTGCCCATTTTCGTTTAATAAAATTAATTGTATGTCCTACATAACAATCTGTAATAGCTAAATCGTTACAAACAATCTTATAAATTATTGTATTTTGATAATCTATTTTGACCTTTGGCATCTTATATAGTCTTATAATTTAATCTTTAAGTTGATGTTCTAAACATTTTATTGATTTGTGATGCCTAGCTAAATGATTTCTAGCAATTTGACACTGACAAAATTCACAACAAATTAATTGCTTTGCATTTTGCTTACGAACTATAAGTTGTTTAAGTTTAATTTCGTTTTTTTTAGTTTCATAAAATGCTTTTACTTCATTATACTCATCTAAACATCTAGCTCTATAAGCAGAGTAGACAGCATCAACTACAGTTTTAATTCTATCTGCATCTTCTATACTTGCATCAGTCAAATATCCTTTTTTATTATAGTAACGTATATTCTGTTTTAATAAAATATTAGGGGTTCTAAATGAATTTGTGACATTGTCATATTCAGTATTATAAAATATGTGTTGCAACCATTTAAGTTTCTCGTATAAACGAGTTAATTTATTATTTTCTAATTCATTATTCGTTGCTTCTAAAAACTTTTGTAGTTGTAATTGCCCTTGTTCTTTGTAGATAGAATAAAATTTACCCCATTTCGTATTTTCATAAGGTAAATTAACTTCATCTATAGATTTCTTCATACCATTAATTTTTATATAGACTAGATGCTTCAATTTAACAATAAATTCATTCTTTTGAATTTGATGCGAATTATTTGATACTTCAATGTTCTCCATTATTATGATTACACTTATAGTCTTTAAGTAGTTTTATAATATATATTTCAATTTTTTTTTAATGATAAATTAGTATAAAATACAGTCATATACGCTTTACATTGAGTAAGATAAGCCTTATAATTCTATCTTTTGTCAATGACTGGGTCCTATAGGGAAAGCAGTTACCACAATTATTTCAACAAATAATCAGGAACTTCTTCGAAAATAGAAGGATTTATCCATATTTGTGTCCAATTAACTTTATCTAAATTTTGTTCCAAAATGTGAATAGCATTTGGATTTCTAGATAAAGCATACCAATCAACTTTATCTAAATTTTGTTCCAAAATGTGAATAGCGTTTGGTATTTGAGATAATGCATACCATTCAACTTTATCTAAATTTTGTTCCAAAATGTGAATTGCATTTGGATTACATGATAAATTATCCCAATTAACTTTATCTAAATTTTGTTCCAATATATGAATAGCATTTGGATTACAAGATAAATAACGCCAAATAACTTTATCTAAATTTTGTTCCAAAATGTGAATAGCATTTGGATTTTCAGACAAACGATTCCAATTAACTTTATCTAAATTTTGTTCTAAAATGTGAATAGCGTTTGGATTTAAAGATAAATGATGCCAAGAAACTTTATCTAATTTATCTAAGTTTTTTTCTAATAATTCAATTGCATTTGGATTTTCAGATAAATGATGCCAAGAAACTTTATCTAATTTATCTAAGTTTTTTTCTAATAATTCAATTGCGTTTGGATTGCTAGACAACATAGACCAAGAAACTTTATCTAAGTTTTTTTCTAATAATTCAATTGCATTTGGATTTTCAGATAAATGATGCCAAGAAACTTTATCTAATTTATCTAAGTTTTTTTCTAATAATTCAATTGCGTTTGGATTGCAAGATAACCAAAACCAATCAATTTTATCAGTATGTTCATAAAATGGATATCGTAATTGCATTTCTATATTTACCTAAGGTGGAACCAAAAAAACATTTCAATTTTTTTCATAAACAAGTCTTTAGAAAGGGGTATTAGAATTCATAGCTTTCCTATTAGCCATTCCTATAATTAATAATAATAATAGTAGAAAATACATTTTTACATTTTAGAAGGTCTATATAATTGTATCTTTCGCTAATGACCAGGTCTAAAAATATTTTCTAATAGTTCTTTAAAAAGGGGTATTAGAATTCATAGCTTTCTTGTTAACCATTCCTATAATTAATAATAATAATAGTAGAAAATACATTTATGCATTTGGGATTTAAGCCCTTTTTTATTTTAATTTATTTTTAATTTAAAAAAAAAATTGAAATGCTTTTATTCCATTGTCTATATATCATTATAAAGCCAAGTCTAGCCAAAACCAAAATGAGTTCTAACAAAGTTGTTCGAGTTTCCTATACAGTTGATGATGTATTTTGTATTCCAAAGAATATCAATTTGGAGGATAAGACGCAAGTTAAAAGCTGGAGTGTAAAATTTAATGTATTATATATTTATCTTACTAATGGTAAAAAATTAGAAATTTCAAATCAAGGCCGGGTTGAAAATTTTGACTACATATATCCAAGTGATACTGAAATTTTAGATGCCGAAGAAGTTTATATTGATGATGACGACGAAGCTTTCGAAGAAGTTGATTTGAAAGAAGAAGAAGAAGAATGTGAATATTTGTTAAAATAATTCTATCTTTCGCTAATGACCAGGTCTAAAAAATTTTCTAATATAGGTCTTTAAAAAGGGGTATTGTGATTCATAGCTTTCTTGTTAGCCATTCCTATAATTAATAACAATAATAGTATAAAATACATTTATGCATTTTAGAAGGTCTATATAATTCTATCTTTCGCTAACGACCAGGTCTAAAAATATTTTATAAATATATCTTTAAAAAGGTGCATTGTGATTCATAGCTTTCTTGTTAGCCATTCCTATAATTAATAACAGTCTGTTCCATTTTGAAAAAAATAATTAAACAATTCCAAAATACTTATTTATATATAAGATACTTAAATATTATTATAATACTATATAAAATATAAATGGATTACAAGCATACCGTAATTTATAAGATTATTTGCAATGAT